ACTGGGCTTCAATCTGCAACCTCATATACTTTTGCTGTATCTGCGGCTAACTCTTCTGGCACATTAACTTCTGCATCTACCTCTGCTATTACTGCTACTACAGTCCCACAAGCGCCAACTATTGGTACTCCCACTGTAGCCACTGGTCAGTCTTATACTGGTAATGCCAACGTCTCAGTGCCCTTTACAGCAGGTGCAACAGGCGGAAAATCTGTTTCTACCTACACAGTAACTTCTTCTTCTGGAAATACTGCCACAGGTTCTTCATCGCCTATTGCTGTATCAGATGTAGTAGGAACTGCCCGTACCTATACCGTTACTGGAACAAATGCAAACGGCACATCAACAGCATCTTCTGCCTCTGCATCAACTACCCCTTCTTCAGTACCTCAAGCCCCAACAATCGGCACCGCTACACCAGGTTCTGCTGGAAGCGGCCAAGTATCTGTTGCGTTTACTGCGGGTGCAACTGGTGGCTCGGCAATTACGACATACACCGCTACTTCTTCTCCTGGAGGTATTACAGGAACAGGTTCTTCAAGTCCAATTACTGTATCTGGATTAACATCAGGAACTGCTTACACGTTTACAGTTACCGCTACAAATGCAAATGGCACTTCTGCAGCATCCGCTGCCTCTAACTCCGCAACACCTCCAGTCCCACTTCCTATCGTTAGTGGTGGCACCCTTACTTCTGATGCAACTTATTACTATCGCACATTTACTGGTAATGGAACATTTGCGGTTACTACAGCCAACCTCACATGTGACATCCTTACTATTGCAGGTGGTGGTTCTGGTTCTACTGGAACAACCAACGGTGGTGGCGCTGGTGCGGGTGGTCTTTTGTACTCAGCAAGTCAGACAGTATCAGCAGGAAGTTCCTGGGCAATTGTAATTGGTGCTGGAGGTGCAGGAGTAGTTCCAGCAGGTAATGGTACTCACGGTCTTCCTGGAAATAACACAACGATAAACTCTACAAGTTATATTGCTATTGCTGGAGGTCGAGGCTCTAACGGCTCAACACTTACGGCTCCTGGTGGCAACGGTGGTTCAGGCGGTGGTGGTGGTGGAAGTCAATCTGGAGGAACTGGAACTACAGGTCAAGGAAATAATGGTGGTGCAGGAACCACACAGAATGGCCCTGGCGGTGGAGGTGGCGGTGGAGGAGCAGGCGGAGCAGGAAGCAATGGCTTTGTAGATAGTGGATCCTATTACGGGGGAGCAGGAGGATCTGCGAGTAGTTCTTACTCAACTTGGGCATCTGCAACAACTACAGGAGTAAGCGGTGCTTACGCTGGCGGTGGCGGTGGCTATGGTACAGACAACGGTAGCGCAGGAGGTGGAGGCGGTGCTGGTTCAGGTTCCTATGGTACAGGCGGAAATGCAACTGCAAACACAGGCTCTGGTGGTGGTGGTCAGTATGCTGCTAGCGGCACCAAAGGCGCTGGTGGATCAGGACTTGTTATTGTTCGTTACACACGCTCACAGGTAGGTGGATGATGGCTCATTGGGCAGAGATTGATAAAAATAATATTGTTGTACGTGTAACTGTTGGCTCTAATGAAGACTACGATGAAGGCTACCAATGGCTCATTGATAATCTCGGTGGCACTTGGATTAAAACTTCCTACAACGGAAACATCCGTAAAAACTATGCTGGTATTGGTTTTACCTATGATGAAGGACGGGATGCATTTATCCCACCAAAGCCTTTTGCTTCTTGGGTACTGGTAGAAGAAACCTGCATTTGGGAAGCACCCACACCAATGCCTACAGACGGTAAGTTTTATGACTGGAATGAGCCATCTTTGTCTTGGAAGGAAGTTAAGTGAGCATTCGTCACGCTAGTGAAGAAGATGTAGACGGTAACACAACCGCTATACCTGATGTACCTGATGCACCTGCCTCTGCCTCTAGCGCAGATGTGGGTACTAGCCGTGCCTATAACAATGGCGCAGCCACAGTCTCTTTCACAGCAGCCGCTACTGGCGGTACTCCAACATCGTATACAGCCACAACAACTCCTGGCTCATTTACAGCCACAGGTGCGGGATCGCCCCTAACAGTTACAGGTCTTGCTACAGGAACCACATATTCCATTGCTGTGACTTCAACTAATGCAACCGCTACCAGCGGTAACTCAGCATCTGCTGGGTCTATCACGGCTACTAGCGTACCTGCTACCCCTTCTGCCCCTACTGCTACAGATACCCCATCAGGTCGTGCTTACAACAATGGTCAGGCTTCTGTAGCCTTCACAGCACCAGCAACTGGCGGTAAATCTATCTCTTCTTACACAGTAACATCAAGCCCAGGTTCTTTTACTGCTTCTGGTTCTTCTTCTCCTCTTACTGTTACTGGTCTACAGTCAGCAACTGCTTATACCTACACAGTCACTGCTACAAATGCTAATGGTACTTCTAGCGCATCTTCTGCATCGTCTGCAGTAACTGCTACAACAGTTCCACAAGCGCCTACTTTAAGCAGCGTCTCTAATGGAGGAGAAAAGATTGCCTCAGTAGCGTTCAGTTCAAACGCAACAGGTGGTTCGGCTATCTCAAGTTTTACAGCAACATCATCTTCTGGACGTTCTGCCTCTGGTAGTTCAAGCCCTCTTTCTATCACAGAAACCGCTGCAGGAACGTACACATACACAGTGACAGCAACAAATGCTAATGGTACCTCTAGTGCTTCTAACACTTCAAGTTCTTACGTGTTCAATGTGCCTTCAACACCTACAATTGGAACAGCAACTGCAGGCAATGGAAGTGCATCTATTACATTTACTGGAAGTAGCACCAATAACAACTCCAGTATTACTGGCTATACGATGACATCCTCACCAGGAGGATTTACAGGAACAGGGTCATCAAGCCCTATTACCGTTTCAGGACTATCTAATGGAACTGCTTATACATTTACAGTCACCGCAACCAATGGTTATGGAACCTCTTCCGCATCTTCAGCCTCTAATTCAGTGACCCCAGTAGCACCTAAAACATCCTCAGTTAACTACCTTGTCGTTGCGGGAGGTGGTGGAACCTCTCACATCCCAGGTGGTGGTGCGGGAGGCATGCTTACAGGGACCTACTCAGTATCAGGAGGTAGCGCTTACACAGTAACTGTTGGAGCAGGGGGTGCGGCGGGCATTAACGCTACATGTGCAACCGCAGCAACGGTTGGGGGCAATAGCGTCTTTGCTTCTATCACCACATATGGCGGTGGAAAAAGCGGTAATGGTGGTGGGGGCACCAATGGAGGTAGCGGCGCTGGCAGTACCAGCAGTCTTTATAAATATACTGGAGTTGTTGGTCAAGGCAACAGTGGCGGAAAAATCCTTTGCTCAACTGGTTCAGGCGGTTATGCTGGCGGTGGTGGCGGTGCTGGCGCAGGCGGTGCGGACATAAACCAAGGTAGCCCAGGACCTGGCGGTGCGGGTGCGTACTATGCAATCACTGGTGCTTATTATGCTGGCGGAGGCGGTGGTGGTCGTTGTAATGGTGGTTGCGGCGGTGTTGGCGGCGGTGGCAGAGCCTATAGCCCTTCTAGAAGCCCTAACTGTTCCTCAAGCGGCGCTGCAAATAGCGGCGGCGGCGCTGGTGGTGAAAGGCGAGTAGGCGCTGGCGGTGTGGGCGCATGCGGTAGCGGCACCTACGGAAGAAACGGTGGTTCTGGAGTGGTGGTTCTTTCTTACCCAAGTTCTTACCCAACTCTTACTGCTATCAGCGGTCTTGGTTATTCCTACGCTGATAATGGAACAAACAAAATCTACACATTTACTTCTGGCTCAGGCACGGTGACAATCTAATGGCACATTACGCATTTTTAGATGAAAATAACATTGTTACTGATGTCATTACTGGGTTAGATGAAACAGAACTTATTGAAGGCCTCAGCCCTGAAGAATGGTATGGAAACTTTCGTGGGCAAAGATGTGTCCGAACTTCGTACAACGCAAGTATTCGTAAGAATTATGCAGGTATCGGAATGGTCTACGATGAAAGTCGTGATATTTTTACATGGCCAAAAAAGTTTGATTCGTGGACATTTAACGAGGAAACTTGTTTATGGGAAGCCCCAATACCAAAACCTGTAGACGATGAGTGGTATGTCTGGAATGAGTCTACTTTGTCTTGGGAAAAAGGGTAAAGAAGCATAGCCTTTTATGGGAGCATGATAGGCTTTAAGCCTATTAACGGAGGAACATATGGAGATAATTTTTACTGACACGCATAACCCTGATGGCGTATTAGAAAAACCAAAACCAGCAAGCGAGTATATCCCTCAGTGGTACAAGGACGCTAAATCGTATATGTCGCTAGATGGTAAAAAAGTTCCCACACTAGACGGTAGTCCGATGGCAACCATCAAGCGTTGCATGCCTTTATGGGACATGATGACGGCTGGATACATCATGGAAACCCCCTATGACATCTACATAAGACAAACTTCTGATGGTCCGTTTTTCCAATGGGGCGCTAATGATGCTCTTGCTTTTCAGCATGTAGATCAGTTTCAAAGCCACCCCTACTCCAGGGACATTAACTATGCGGTAAGAATCAATATACCTTGGTCAATCAAAACTCCAAAGGGTTGGTCCATAATGGTGATGGAGCCACAACACCATGAGCCTTCCCCAATAACCTGCGCTTCTGGAATCGTGGATACTGACGAATTTTCTATCCCTTTTAATATGTTCCTTAAACTTCGTGATCCAAAGTTTGAAGGAATGATTCCTGCGGGAACCCCTTTCTTACAGATCATTCCCTTTAAAAGAGAGTCTTGGACATCTTCAATAGGTGGGGAAAAAGAACGCAAAAAGTTTGATAAAGATATGCATATATTTAGTCGTGTTTTTTTTGACCGCTATAAGAAATTTTGGTGGGTAAAGAAGGAGTATAAGTAAATCCTTTTTTCTCAGCATAGATAGAGGACAATAGACCTCATGCGTGGAAGTAAAGTACAGGGACGATTTAAGATCGACTTTGAGCACCTCTCTATCGATGAGGGAATCGTCGATGAACTCCGTGACCCTGTAGGTTCTACCGTCAACTGGTACCTCTGGGATGCAGCCTTCTTTGCCGCTAACCCTGATCATGTCGTAGACGATATCTACGATGTCTCCTCCCAAGACGGTGGCAAAGGCCGTAAGTGGTTAGACCCATTTGACGTCCCAGTCATCATGGCTCAACAGTTGCGTGGTACCAACATCATGAACGAGCGTGGCTTCTACACCGTAGATACCCTACGCCTTGTCATCGCCGTTGCCGATGTTCAGCGCCTACTCCCAGCCTTGATTGACAACCCTAACGTTCACATCAAGGACCGCATCGTCTTCCAGGGCGAAGTCTTTGTACCTACCCGTGTCCTTCCTCGTGGCCGCTATGCCAACAACTACGCTGTTGTCACACTTGACTGCAACCAGTTGAACACTGAAGAACTTGTTAACGACCCTCAGTTTCAGGCTTACGTTGACGTTGCTTAGAGGGTAACCTTTGAGCCCCTGCTTAACTCTGGGCAGATTCAACAACAGAAAGGAACGCCATGACAGACGAGACAACACCAGTCGAAGAAACTGAAGTATTAGTAGAAGTTGACGCTCCAGCAGAAGATGCTCCAGTAGCAGATGACGCAGTAGCAGAAGATCTAGAAGCAGACGATGCTGACGATCTTGACGATGAAGACTTTGATGATCTTGACCTTGACGACGAAGAAGATGCTGAGTAAGAAAGGCTAATAATGGCTAAGAAGGCTGCCCCTAAAAAGGGCAAAGTAGAGAAGATCATGAAAGAGTATACCGAAGGCAAACTTCACTCTGGGTCAAAGAAAGGCCCTGTAGTTACTTCTCGAAAGCAAGCCTTGGCTATTGGTTACAGCGAAGCACGGAAGACCAAGTAAGTGGCGTTGTCTAAACTAGAACCAGCGCCACTTGCTTACCCTAATGGAGGTGGAATAGCAGCCATGGCAAGTAAGAAGCCACAGTCTCAACGTCTTGAACTTGAGGCTCTAGAAGCCAAGCACAAGGTAGACATCGCTAAACTCAAAGAGAAGCATGCCAAAGCCAATGCTCCAAAGCCTATGAGTACGGGGGCAAAAAAGAATGGCTAAGACCATCAAGATCAAGGGCGAAGGCCATACAATTAAGAAGAACAAAAAGGGCGATGTCATTGTTGACCATGCAGGTGACAAGGGCAAGTACGACAAGATCAACCTAACCAAGAAGGCTGGCGCCAAGACCATCAAGGCTGGTGTCAAGGCAACTAAAGATTGGCATAAAAAGAATGGCTAAGACTGAAGCGTGGACACGCAAAGAGGGTAAGAACTCTAAAGGTGGCCTCAACGAGAAGGGACGCAAGTCCTACGAAAGAGCCCATCCTGGTTCTGATCTCAAGGCTCCAAGCAAAGACCACGGCAACAAACGCCATAAAGCATTTTGTAAAAGAATGAAGGGCATGAAGGCTAAAAACACCTCAGCCAAAACTGCTCGTGATCCTAATAGCCGTATCAACAAATCATTGAGAGCGTGGGACTGTGGCTGCTAAGAAGAATGACCCTTGCTGGGATGGATACACCCAGGTCGGTATGAAGATGAAGAATGGCAAGAAGGTACCAAACTGTGTTCCAGATCGTTCTGGAAGAATCCCAAAATCAAAACCTAAGAAGAAAGTGAGCAAGTAAATGTGTGCTAAGTGCGGATGTGGATGTAAGGCTGGTAAGCCAGCAAAGGGATGTAAGTGCACCTGTGCTACTTGCAAGGCTGCTCGTACTAAGAAGGCCAAATAATGGCTGACGGTCTTTCCCCTAAGCAGAAGAAGATTGCCTCTATGGGTGGCAACAAGAAGAAGATCGATGCCGCAGACTTTGCCGCTCTCCGTAAGGGCAAGAAGATGTCATCAGCCAAGAACCCTAAGATTGTTACCAATCGTAAGAAGGGCATGTAATGGCTAAGAAGAAGTCGGATGCTGCTCAGGATGCTGCAGTCATGAAAAACATGACTCCAAAGCAGATGCTCGCCTTTAAGAAGGGCGATAAGAAGATGGACGAGAATAAGGCCATGTCTCGTTCCGAAGATAAAGCGGCTGATAAAACATTAGCCAAGAAGGTCAAGAAGAAGTTCCCCGCTAAAAAGAAGTAAGAGTTGGCCCCACGAAAGTGGGGCTTTTTCTTTATCATTACCAGTAACAGGTAACCGCTGCGGTTCCTGTATACAGTGCCCACTGGTTGCGATAAAGGGGTTTATAATGGCTTGGAAGCCTTGGTATGAGCGTGCTGCTGAAATGAATGGTAAAGAAGCAGAAGAGTTCATGAAGGGTATCTTTGGATACCGCCCAAGAGACAAACGCCCACTTGTCGCAGGTTTGGTCGCTGGATATGTCGGTGGCAAAATCGTTGCGAAGGCTCTAAAGAAGAAGTGAACAAAGGCCACGTAAACACCGCAATCACAAAAGCAAGCCACGATACATCTCGTTTGCTTTCAGCACACCTACGCACAGAAGCCCGCAAGAGCGGATGGCCTGAGCACATAGTTCGTACTATGCATGTCTCTTATGGCAAAGATGGATTTACAAACCACGTCCACCCAGAGCATCGTGCCGCTGCCATGGACCTTGAGTACGGCACATCCCACTCTCAACCTACGGCTGCTATTCGCCGTTTCAAGAACCGCACACAGCAAGCAGAGTCTTTCTTTAACAAGCGCCTAGGAGCACATCTAGGGAGCATGCGATGACCTTCTTACTCTCCGAAGATAAAGCCCTACGTGATCTTCTTAAGGGCATGGTTGTTACAGACCAAAAAACAGTAAACCCTACAACAGGTGCAGCAACTCGCCCTGTCAAAGTTTACTTTGGGCAGCCTGACCAAGAACTTCGTGATCAAACCTACCCATACATCACCATTGATATGGTAGATCTTTCTGAAGATACTCAGCGTGCTATGCGTGGCAAGGTTAAGCCTATATATATTGCTGATCCACCTAACATTACTCCCGCAACAGAGTTTGATCCTGATATCCATGGCTGGGAAATGGATTACCCAATCCCAGTAAACATTGATTACCAAGTAACAACCTATGCCCGTCAGCCACGACATGATCGTGAAATACTGGCTCAGTTGCTATACACAAAGATTCCATTGCGGTTTGCCGTACTGGAGACTGACGACAATACGGTACGTCGTCTGGACGTTCTTGATATCTCCAAAAGAGACGTTACAGAACAAGGAAAGCGTATGTTCTTAAACGCTATAACGGTGCGGGTCTCTAGCGAGATCGTTCCGTCTCAATTCTACGTAATGTACAAAGCGTTGCAAGTATCCGTTACAGGAACAGATGGCGGCTTAGTCCGAGGAGGGACACAGCCAAAATTTACTCCTATCGATTCGTTCATTCATACCGCACAATAAGGAACCTACCCAAAACTAGTTAGGAGAAATCATGGCCTATGGTCGTCCAGGCGTTTACATCAGTGAGCGTCTATTAACTGCACCAATCGCTGCTGGCAACAATGCCGCTGCTGCTGGTGCTGTTGTTGCTCCGTTTGCTCACGGTCCAGAGACCGTAACAAAGGTTAACTCATGGTATGAGTTTACTCAAGCATTCGGCGGTTACAACGCTGCATTTCCAGCCACCTTCCAGGTTGGCGCATTCTTTACAAATGGCGGACGTGAACTCTACGTAAAGCGTCTTCTTGCTGATGATGCAGTTGCTGCATCTATTGATATCGCTACTTCTGGCAACGTAACAGTCGCAACTGTTACCGCAAAAAGTGCTGGAGCAGACGGTAACAAACTCCGTGTTGCAGTAACAGCGGGCTCAGTATCCTCAACCTACACACTCTCTGTTTACAAAGAAGCAGGAGTTGCAGACACTATTGTTAGCAACCGTGTAACTGCAGGGGCTGCTGATGACATCCTTCTTGAGCGTTATGAGAATGTTGTCTTTGATGACCCAACATCAAGTGATTTTGCTGAAACAGTAGTCAACATCGTATCTCCAAACATTGCACTCAGCAGCAGTGCTTCAGGAATTCCTGCATTAGCAATCTATCCGCTTTACAACGGATCAGACGGAACTACCCCTGTTGCTACTGACTACACAGCATACAAGGGTGGATCATCTTCTGTATTTGCTGATTTCTCAACAGTCAACCGTCCATTGGTAATCTTCCTTCCAGCATTGCACACGCTTGCTTCTGGCAAGGTCTCAGTGGTTGATGCTGCATCATCGTGGTCTGAGTCAAATGGCGGCTTTGTTGTCGTAGATACACCAGCCAATCAGACAGTTGCTCAGGCACTATCGTTTGCTGGTTCATTCACAGACACAAGCAACGCTGCTGTCTACCACCCAAATGTCTACATTCCTGATCCAGTTGGCCGTAGTTCAACTTCCCTTCGCAAGATCGGTCCATCAGGATCAATTGCAGGTCTCTACCTAGCAAATGATTCTCGTATCGGTTCTGGCGTTTGGAAGGCTCCAGCAGGACTTAATGCTCCTGTTCTTGGCGCCGTTGCAACAGAGACAGCATTTACCTCTGCTGATCTTGATAGCATGAACTCAAACACAGCCCCTGTAAACCCTATTCGTCAAGTGCCAGGTGCAGGTATCGTCGTTATGGGCGCTCGTACCTTGCTACAAGACGGAACAGCAAACAAGTATGTCAACATGCGTCGCTCTTTGATCTACATCAAGCAGCGCCTCAAGGACATCACAGAGTTTGCAATCTTTGAGAACAACGATGAGCGTCTGTGGGAACGTCTAAACACAGTCATCTCAACATTCTTGAATGATTACCGTAACCAAGGCGGTCTTCGTGGTGCCACTGCTTCTGCTGCTTACTTTGTAAAGGTAGACGGCCAGAACAACACACCTGTAACAATCGCCAACGGTGAAGTCCATATTCAAGTAGGAGTTGCTCTTGAGTATCCTGCTGAATTCATCGTCATTGACCTCAGCCAAAAGACGCTGAACTAACCAAGAAGGAGATAATCGATGGCAACAATCATCAATAATCGTTCGAACCTAACGACCGATCCACTACGTAACTTTAGGTTCTTGGTTACGTTCACACCTCTAGACTCAACCAACACAACCATGTCGGCTTTGTCTAGCGCAACAATGGGGTTCACCTCGGTATCAGGACTATCAGTTGCTACTGATGCTATCCCTTACCGTGAAGGTGGCTACAACACCACTGTTCACCAGATCCCTGGTCAGACAACATTCACACCGTTGACCCTTCAGCGTGGTGTAATGCTCGGCACAAACCGTAACTGGGAGTGGATGCGTAACATGTTCGCTACAGTTGGCGGCGGCGGATCTACCCGTGGTGTTGATAAGAACTTCCGTTGCAACATTGACATCAAAGTTCTTGCTCACCCAATCCCTGCAGCAGGTTCAGAAGATGCAACACAGGTCCCAGTAGATAGCCGCATCACAACAACAGCATCAACTGATGTTGTAGCGATGCAGTTCCGTGTCTACAACGCATGGCCAACCGCTGTTGCTTACTCAGACCTCAACGCAGGTGACAACGCTCTACTCGTAGAGCAGATGACCCTCGTGCATGAAGGTTTCAACATCGCATGGGGTAACTCAAATAGCATCGCTACAAGTGCAGATCCAGCAGTCCTAGGCGCATAATCTAACAAAGGAAAAAAATGACGAACACAATCTCAGCAGCGGCTAATCCCGCATTGGCAAATGACTTGATCAACAAAGCCTTGGCTTCTACACAGGAGCCAGAAGGCGACGTTAATATCCTTTTTCCGATGGACACAGTAGTGAACCTTCCTGGCGGTTATCTAACCACCGCTGGGGAGGTCATTACTCAGGTCGAGGTAAGAGAACTTAACGGCAATGACGAAGAGGCAATCGCTCGTGCTGCCAACGTCGGACGAGCAATCCTTACCGTTCTTCAACGAGGAACTGTTAAGGTAGGAGATCAAAAGGTAGATGACAACCTACTAGATAACCTGCTCTCTGGAGACAGAGATGCAATCATCTTGGGAATCATTAAGACAACCTTTGGAAGAATCGCAGAACTCAAGGCTTATTGTTCTGGGTGCGATGAGGTCAAAGATGTTGCCATTGATCTTGACGAAGATATCAAGACCACAGTATTGGCTGACCCAATCAACGATCGAGTCTTTACCGTGAAAGGAAAGAAGAACGTTTATACCGTTCAACTTCCAACAGGCAGTACACAGAAGGAACTCTTGCTCAACCAAGAAAAGACCTCAGCAGAATTAAACACAATTCTTCTTGAGGGCACTATCTTGAAGATCAATGAGTCCCCAGTACTGAGCAAGATTCAAGTACAGCAGTTAGGAATGGTTGACCGCAAGTTGATCAGCACTGAGATCACTAAGCGTGTTGTAGGGCCAAAGTTTAATGACGTCGTTGTCACATGCCCTGACTGTGAAGGAGAGGTACTGGTTCCCGTTAATTTCGGGACCTTGTTTCGCTTTTAATACCACGCCCTATCTGGACTTAGTTTCAGAGTGGGCAATATTGACCTCCGAATACCAAGGCTGGTCACTAACAGATATAAAGTTATTAACGCCAAGAGAACGAACGAACTGGATAGAGATAGCCAGGTTCCAAAACAGAAGGAGAAACGGTGGCTGACGAGTTAAGTAACATTCAGTCACTTTCGTCTGCCGTTGATTCGTTAACTCAAAAAGTTAATGAACTCTACGACGCTGTCTCCAGGGTCAAGGGCGTAGCAGGCGCCACCATCACAGATGTCAAGGGCATGATCAACACCCAAGGCGGACAAATTGGCCTTGGTAATGCAGCCCGTATGCAGATGCCTACACAGGCTTCGTTCTCTTATATTCCTGGCAATCAACAACAGGGTAACTTCCTAACCAACTCTTTAAGTAACTTCTCATCAGAAGGAACTGCCATGAGTGGTGGTCGTTCTCGTGGTGATGCTGCTGCTGCAACTGTTGCAGATAACCTGTTTACGGCTGAAGCCAGTGGTGGCGGTGGTGGCGGTGGCGGAAGTTTATTCACTAAAATTACTGGCGTAAACCCAGTAGGTGCTGGAGAGTACTTTGCACAAGGCATGGCAAAAACGGCTGCTGGTATCGCTGTTGCCGCATTTGGCGCTATGCCAGATACCAGCCTTACTCTGCAACGTGACATCGGATACTACCAAGCATCACTTACTGCTGGTCGTAACGCTAACCGTGGCAACATTGAACGTGCCAGCCTTAAAGCATTAGGTAATGGGCTATCTGGTGTGGGTAGCGATGTTATTGCTGCAAACATTCTTACCTCTAGAGGGTATACCGCAGGAAGCCAAAATTATCTCTCAGCAATGGGTGAAGTTGGTGGAGCATATAAGAACCTAGGAATCGATAATGGAGCAGCAGCCGCCGCTATTGCTGGGCTACATTCGGGCGCAACAAGCGCACAAATGTATGGCTTGGGTATCAGCACCTACGACGCTAAAACGGGTAAACAACGTTCTGTTGCCGAGATCTCTAGAGATTTAATGAACCGCATGACGGGCGGCCGTAAAGACGTCACCGTTCAAGATATCAACAACTCATTACAGATGGGCTTTTTAGGTGCAAACCTCCAAGCCTCTGGATTAGATCAAGCAACTCAAGACATGATTGTTGCATCTATGCGCAATCAAGTTCAAGGGGGAAGCGGAGAACTCAACCAAGGCAACACATCATATGGTGGAGAAAAGAATAAGAACACTGTATTAAACGACACAGGCCGAATGAACGCTTCAACAACCGATGTCATGCAGGCAGCAACGGGTGGAATGGTTGCTGGTTTTCATGCTGCAACAGCCACTGTAGTTGCTTTAAATAAACTTCTTGAAACAGTAGCACCTATCCTCGGTTCTGTTAAAGGATTTACAAGTGGTGTAATGGGCTCTAACATCGGTCAAGGCCTTGTAGATGCTGCGCCTATCTTTAAGAGTGCTGCAGATGACTTCTTAACAGCAGTGCATGATGCAACAAGTGGTGGAGGTACCTCTGGTTATGGCGCAGCCTTTGGCGTAAAGGGCGGAGCAGCGCCAGTTGCGGCTGCGGCAGGTGCAGCAATCACTGCTGGCTATGGCGCTACCGACGGAAACATGTGGGCTAGTACCAACGGTAAGCACACAGGCATTGACTATCAGATGCCAATCGGTACCCCTGTAAGCGCACGAATGAGCGGTAAGGTAATACAAGTTGACCTTAATGCTGATTACGGCAAATCTATTTTAATTGAAAACTCTGAAACAGGACTTCAAACCCTTTATGCACACCTTAGTGAAGAGTCAGTAAAGGTTGGAGACCTAGTTACTGCAAACCAAATCATCGGTAAGTCAGGTGACACAGGTAATGCTAGTGGTCCACATCTACATTACGAAGTACGCAACGGCAAAAACAACCCTGTAGATCCAAAAACAATTAGTTCAGGTGGAATGCTTTCTGCTGCGTTAGGAAGCGGCAATACAATGTCACTTCTTTCCGCATCGACTCCGTTACCAGGGGCCGCAGGCAATATTAGCGGCGCTTCCACAACTGGTGGATCACTTCCAGCAAATGCTGATTCAAACCTAGTTTCTATCCTTACTCAAGCAGGATTTAGTGGTTCAGGGTTGGCTACCGCTTATGCTGTTGCTAAGGCTGAATCAGGTGGTAGAGCCACGGCGTACAACGGAGATACAAAAACTGGAGATCAGTCCTATGGGCTATTCCAAATCAATATGCTGGGTGCATTAGGGCCCGATCGTCGTAAAAGATTTGGGCTGTCTAGTAACCAAGATCTTCTTGATCCTGCAACAAACGCCAAAGTCGCATACACCATGTCGCATGGAGGAACTAATTGGGGACCTTGGTCTACCTACACCAATGGTTCTTACAAACAGTTCCTAGATAAGCCTTCAACTGGTGGAGGAACCTCTGGCTATGGTGGCGCAGGCCTTGGTGGAAGTACCACTGGTTCTGTAGTCAATAACTTTAATATGCCGATTACATTACAGACTGGCAATGATGCTGAACTTATGCGTGTTGCCAAAAAGATTCAAACGCTTATTAGTAACACACACGACATTTCTGCGATGGGAGCCTCTTGATGAGTATACAGTCTGACTATGAAGCAGCAAGGAAAGCGGCTCAAGCAGCGCTTGATAAGGCTAAAACGACCGCTGAAGCAGCAAATGCTGCTGCTAACAAAGCACGTACAATTAAATCATTAAATAATGATATTCAAAAAGATGAGGCTATGTTAGGATACATAAAGGCTCAATTAACAATTTATCAAAACAGACTCTCTGATGCTCAAAAAAACTACACTATTTATTTTAATGAGATCTATGCAAACGGTCACACACCTACAAGTGCTCAATTAGAAGAACTAACATCTTTAGATAACATCGTAAAAGGTGCACAAGCACTTGTTAATAACGAAATAGTTATTCAAAAAAAGGTTCAAGCGGATTACGATGCAAAGAAAACTAAGTTAATTGCTTTAGTACCTTCTACGGTTAAACCATTAGTTGTTGCTGTAAAAAAGAAAACCACACCTCCTCCTGGGGGAACTGGCTCTACTGGTTCGGGTGACACAGTTCAACCAGCCACAAAGTTTTCCGCAGATTACAAATATAACGCACCAATGATATCTGGTTCATACTTCAACCCAAGTAGTATCCAAGCAAAAGAACTTCAAGCCAACGGGTTCTTTGTTGATGCAGGAAACTATAGTGATGCTCGTGATGCTTGGTCAGGGCAAAGCGGTCGTGGGACTATTCAAATGGACAAGTACTTTTTGGCAAACTACGACACCAGTCAAAACTCCAAAGATACTGTTGGCCAGTTTGACCCACAAATGTATGGGTTTAAGTTCCTTTATAATCCAACAACTGTTGGTATGGCTTGGGGTGTTATGGCTCAAGCAAGCCCAGACCTTGAAGCAGCGGGACAAGACAAGTTTAACCCAATCATGGCAGGTCTTGCATCTAGCACAGTTGCAGTTAGCCTGCTTTTGAACCGTATTGAAGATATGAAGGTTTTAACCGCAAAAGGAATAAAGACTACTGCAAGCCCTGTTGGACGCACGGATAGGGAGACAGAAAAACTACTTGCGCAAGCAGCAGCCACATTCTCCACAGACAACCCTTATGGCACAGCAGTAACTGCAACAGACCTTGTTGACATATACAAACGTGGCACTATGTATGATTTAGAGTACTTATTTAAAACAGTCAATGGCCCAAACGCTGTGTTCTTATCTTATTTAAACGGCTACACTGCAGACAAAGGGTGGATTCGACCACAGGTTGTAGAACTTCATCTAGGACAGTCGCTCCGTTATCGTGGACGTATCACAGACCTTTCAGTAAACCATGCTGTGTTTGATGCCCGAATGGTTCCTGTACTTTCAACGGTCAATATCACGTTTGCTCGTTTCCCAGAATCTACGTTACCACCAGCAGGAGGGGCTACTCACTAATGACAATTTACTTTGATAGCCGATATGCGGATGGCATCTACTTTAAAGCCTTTGACTCCAGAACAAGCAAGGTTCAACAGACCGTATTTAGATCGTGGCCTGAGTACTCTCAATCTTTTTTCTTTTACAACTGGGTAGAAGGTGATCGTATTGATCTGCTTGCAAAACACTTCTTGGGAAAGACGGATTCATGGTGGGAGATCATGGATCTAAACCCAGAGATACTAAACCCTTTTGAGATTGCCCCTGGAACTCAACTAAGGATACCTCGTGGATACTGACTTACAGAGTAGAGTTGGTTCTCGGTTCTCGGTCAGTTACCCAGACTTTCCAAGTTTTACCCAGAACGCTCAAAACTTTCGCCTCTATCAAGAGGCTGGAAAGCATGACGTCATGGAGATCACCTACTCAGTGTTGCATGACCAGTATTTTAAAGCATTAAAAACAGGAGTACCTGTCCTTGTTCAATGGAACAACGATAAGTTCTCCAGTGAGTTCTATGGCTATGTTCATGACGTCTCTCATACCACACAGCAAGTACTGGAAAGAAAAACAATTATAAAAGTTATGGGCGCTTCCTTCCCCCTTAAAGAGGGTGGGTCAAAGATTTGGGTCAACAAAACCGCCCCAAACATTGTTGAAGATATTGCAAAAATCTTTAAACTAAAGGCAGTAGTCACACCCCACCCAACTATCTTTCCTCAGCAGTCATTGTCTGGTCATAGTTACTTTGAAAAGATCCAAGAACTGGCCCACAAGATTGGGTACGTGTTTCAGATCTATAAGACAGAACTTCACTTTCACCCTATTGACAAGATGATTGATAACTTCATTGGGTCTATGCCTGTTATGTCCTTTAAGAGCAACTACATCTCTGGGCCTTTTGACATGGTTGTGTCGCCAACCTTGGATATGTTTAAGCCTAGAGTCGGTGACCACTTTGATAAGTCTCTTCATTCCAGAAAAGAAAAAATAGTATCTGGAGTTGACCCTGTAACTGGACAGTTTTACTCCGTATCTTCTTCTCCTGATGTCACAGGAAAGAATCTAAGAAAAACTGTAAAAGGCCCTCTATTTAAACAGCACCTTCCAACGGTTATTTCTGGAAGTAAAGAAATGGCTACTGCCTTTGCTAAAGGCCATGCTGAACTATCTCGATTTTCTATGACAGCAGAAGGGTCAGGTCAAGGAGACCCACGTTTTGCTCCCTATAAAACCATTGAGATAAATGGAACTGGGGATACTACAGATGGGTTCTGGGTAGTTCAAAAGGCTATGCACTTTGTTACCTGGGACGGTCGTTACACCATTGACTTTACATGTATGTCGGATGGAACAGGGTCAAACAAAGCCACAGCATTCAGACCTTCAGGCGCAGAGACATTCCCCGTGGTAAAAATAGACACTACTGGCACCCCAAAAAAACCAACATCGACTAAACTTACGGCAAAGACCGCAATGATTTCACAATCAAATGCTGGGTTTAAACTTACTCCTAGACGATGGACGGGTTCATAATGGCTGAAGTAGCGATCTCTCTACCCTTTTCTATTGACCCATTTGGAAAAGTTGCACAAACTACAGATCAAGCAAAGATCTGGGCCGATCGAGTGCGCTCGGTTATCGGTACTGGGCTTCAAGAACGAGTGATGCGCCCTAGTTTAGGTACAGCCATACCTTCTGCCGTCTTTGACTCACAAGATAATGCAGCGGCATTAATACAGAGAGAAGTAGAAGCATCTTTTTCTACTCAACTTCCTCTCTTAAAGTTACAAAGTGTAGATAGTTTGTTTGACCAATACACGGGGATTATGGACGTAACCATTGTATACAACCTACCTAACAATCAACAAGCAAATGTAAACATCGGATTAGCAACAGTCCGAGGTAACGCACCAATAACTCAGGAGATATCATGACAGCCGCACCTCCATCCAGTATCCCAGTTTCAGTAGACTACACAAGTAAAGACTACTACTCATTAAGAAATGATTTGATTGCTCGTATTCAAAACCGAGTGCCAAACTGGACAGGAACTGACAACCACGATTTTGGTATCGCTATGGTTGAAGCGTTTGCCTACCTTGGTGATTTGATGTCTTACTACATTGACCGTGCGGCTAATGAGTCTTACATCAACACAGCAACACAGCGTTCTAGCGTCATTAACATTGCGCAGACTTACGGCTACACAATTGCAGGTTATAGTGCTGCTTTTACTGATCTAACATTTACTAATACCTCAGCAAATGACGTAACTATTCCAGCAGGAACTGTAGTTTCAGGAGATTTAATTATTGGAGACACTGTAAAAACAGTGGACTTTACAACTGCAGCGGAAGTAACTGTAGTTGCTGACCTTACCCAGACTGTTACTGGTTACCATGGTCGTTCAGTTCTGCAAGTTTCTAGCAACGCAACCGCTGATGGTGAACTTATTGGCACCTCAATGGGCCTTCCTAATATGACCTTTGAACTTGGAGAAACACCAGTAGTTGCAGGATCAATTAGTATTTATGTTCAAGAAGGCGATGTGTTCTCCAAATGGCAAGAGGTACGGCACATCACAGACTATGGTCCAACCGACTTGGTCTTTACAACCTACACGGATGAAAACGACAATGTGTTTATTAACTTTGGCGACGGTGTCTCTGGGGTTATCCCAACTCTATACTCTGAGATTCGTGCACAGTACACGGTTGGTGGAGGAGCAGTTGGTAACGTCCCTACAGGTGCTTTAACTAACATTGTTTATGTTCCAGGATTAACAGACTTGCAAGTAAGCGCTTTGCAATCTGTTATAACGGTCACAAACACAACAGTAGGACTTGGTGGAGCGGACCCTGAATCAACAGACCAAATACGTTCTCTTGCCCCACTGTCTCTCCGTGCTAACTACCGTGCAGTCACACTGCAAGACTACGCAGACCTCTCTTTCCAAGCCGCAGTTAAGGGAAGCAGTGTTGCTAAAGCAAGCGCCACAGGTACGTGGCCTTCTGTTACGCTATACCTTGCTCCCAGCAGAACTGCAACAGACACAGATCCAGCACCAGGGCTTGACGGTACTGGAGAAACTCTTAATGGTAATCCAACAACTGAGTTCACCACATTAGCAGCGGATATCTCTGCCTACTTAGCAGATAAGGTATTGATGGGAACAACCGTCAGTGTTCAACCACCTACATATGTGGACGCAATCATCACAGTGCAGTACACCAAACAACCACAGTACACGGACACAGAAATCCAGACGGGTCTAAAAAGTAAGATTGTTACTCAGTTTGGGTACAACAATATGTACTTCCAACAGACCATTACTCCGCAAAATATTGAGTATCAACTAGCCAGGGTTCCTGGCATATTAAACGCCAAGGTAACCTCATTGCATCGTCAGGGGGGTTCAGGGCTCAATACTCTTGTGGGATCTGCTGGAGAAATTTTCCGATTCTTAGAGTCTAACTTAAGCATTGGTTCTGCTTGATGGATGGACTTAAACTTCTTCACGGGGTTTATAGGGCAGTAGTCAAAGACAATCGTGACCCTAATAACTTACGAAGACTCAAATTACAGGTACAAACAACTGGGTTTGAGGTAACAGACTGGGCATGGCCTGTAGAACCAGCAGGTTTGCATGTAGCCATTCCTGAAATTGGTCAAGGGGTATGGGTTTCTTACACAGGTGGAGACCCAGAGTTCCCTATTTGGCATGGGCAATTTGGAAAGCATCAGGGAAAAAGCAAACCAGTAAGCATTAAACCCTTAAACGACACGGTATCTTTAACTGGTTTATCCAGTTATTTAATCATTAACAACTTGGCTGACGGAACAAAAGAGGTAGACCTTGTTGCATCGCTTGTGGCAATGGCAAATAAGTTAAAAGATCACGAAACACGAATCCATACTTTAGAAACAACGCCAGACATCGACCCTCGTTAAGGCAGTAAATAAGGGGCAAACCAGAGAAAATAGGCTGTTAAGTCTAGAAGGGAAATAACGTGGCAGTTCAATATCCAGGAACAGTAAAGGTCTTTACCCCCAAGGTAGACTTTGCTGACACAATTCTTGCCGAACACGTCAACACGCTTCAAGACGAAGTAAACGCCATTGAAGCAAATCTAGGAACTTACATCAAAACTGGTTCTGGTTGGATTGGTTCTTTTGATCAGGTCACAACAGCATGGCCTACACTCAAGGATAGAATCGCTAACATTGAGTACGGATTAAACTCTGTATTTGTAAGTCGTATTCCAACAGGAGGAACTACAGGACAAGTACTTGTAAAGTCTTCTGGAACTGACTACGACTTTACCTGGTCTACCTTTAGCGCCCTCCCATCTCAAACAGGGCATGCAAACCAATACCTAACAACGGATGGAACAACAGCGTCTTGGGCTGCAGCGGAAACAACCGTTAGCCCACTCTTACTTATTGGAGCGTAGAGAATAACTCGTGGCAAAATACGGTAATAACACATACGGCGGGGCCTTATATGGTCAGACGCCGTTGTTGGCATTGTCTGTTGAGCCAATGGCAATCACTGTTATTAGTTTTAATGAAGTTGATGTCTCATGGCAGTTTCCTACAGGAGACTTTACAAAGGTACGGTTGGTTAGAAACCAAGTAGGGTACCCAGAGCACGCTGAAGATGGGGTTATTGTTTACGAAGAAAACGCTACTTCAGGAAATGTAAGAACAGCATACTTACAAGACGGTATAGATAACCCAGATGTCACACCTTTTGTTCCAGGTCGTGAAGTTTTTTATAGAATGTTTCTCTTTACTTCTGCAAAGGTATGGGTAGTTGCTGGTTCTATATCGGACATTATTCCTCTGTCTCATGGCGCTCAAGAAAAGATCGTTAACATCATTCCAAAGGTGTTTACTACACAGGAACAAAGCCCACTTGCAATTCCAGACCCTGATTCAACTTTAGTTAAGTTTATTGATGGTATGTCTTTTACCTATGAACAACTCACAACTTTTGCAGACCTCTTAAAACCGCAACAATCGTTTGCTTCTGTACCTTACGCCCTGTTGGTAAACCAACGTGATACTCTTGGGTTAAACCCAGAACCAAACCTTCCAATTAAAAACCAAAAGATGTTAGTTCGTGAAGCACTGTATATGTACCAAAGAAAAGGTACTGCAGTAGGTTTAAATGACTACATCGAAACTTTAACAGGTTGGGCACCAACAACAACGATCTCGCCTAACCTGCTATTAAGCCCACAAGACTCTACCTTCTATCAAACAACTGGTAACTGGGTTGTAACTGGCGCAACTATTACTTCCGATACAGCACAAGCACCAGCAACAGGTGCAAATGTAATCGATAACAAGTACGCCTGTAAGATCGTGGCTACTGGTGCAGGGTCAATCACACTAGGTAAAGACAGCCCAATTATGAAGGCGTTCTCTGTCTCTCCTTCCTCTCCATATGTTATGTCGTTCCAAGCAAAGAGGACCGCTGGCACAGGAACAATCAACTCATCAATTACTTTCTACGACTATAAACAGAACGCTTTGACCACGGATACAGGGTCTGCTGTTACGCCAACAACATCGTGGCAAGTGGTTTCTAACACCGCTACTTCAGACGCTACAGCCGCATATGCAGGACTCAGCATCTCTTGGTCAGCGGCAGGCACATACTACGTTGACATGGTCTGTGTACAACCTGGAAGCACAGTTGCTTACGATGAAGCACGAGCAATCACTGTTTTTGTTGCGCCAAATAAAACTAACTATGTTCCTAATCCATCGTTTGAAACCAACGTCACTGATGGCTGGACAAAGACAGGCGCTGTAACTGTCACGAAAGATACTGACGTGTCAACAGAGGCTTTTACAGGAACATATAGCGCTAAGTTGGTTGCCACAGGAGCCTGGACCTTTAGTACTCCAGCCCTTCCTGTTTCAGCAGGTAACTACTACACTGCTTCAACCTTCTTTAAGACCACAGCAGATTTAACTTTAACTTTTATTGGCAAAGATATAGACGGCAACATTACTGACGTGGATGTTTACGATGCAGGATCAGCAAGCACATGGTCCCGATTTATGGCAACCGACATCGTGGGGTCTAACGACACAGCCGTCACATATACCATGCAGTTCTCTGGAGGAGCAGGTACCTTCCGTCTAGACGATGTTCAGTTTGAAAAGGGCATTCAAGCGTCCGAGTACTTTGATGGAAACCTACCATCGAGTTTTGGAGCAGTCTGGCAGGGCACAACAAATAACTCTGCGTCCAGCATCTACTACGGCAAGAGCCTCAAGATGACTCGCCTCAGAGTAACCTTTAGCGACTGGACTCCACCTAACCTATTCTGGAGACTGACCTCGTACAGTGGGGTAGAAGCAACAAACCCTATCGTGTAGGCTCTGGCCTATGGCCAACTTACTTATCTCAATCGTAGTCGCAGGACTCGCAGTTACTTTCCTCCTTGAACTCCTAGACAAGATCCAACTTGGGATCTTACTCAAGAGCACCGTAAACACCGTGGCATCTATGCCCCTAAGCGTGGGCTGCCTATACGCTTTGCAACGACACTGGACAGTAACGATGGTAGTTTCCGTTCCTGCCGCAACCTTTATCGCACTGGCTCTTAACATGTTCATCAACAAGCCAACTGTCGTACAGCAACAGCGTCTACCTCGAATCTACTAGGAGCATAGTGAACAAGATCATTGTTATCTCATACACAAATACAGACGTTTCAATCGGCCTTGAAGAACTGGTCTATAAACTTCCTGACCATGAACTTGTTATCCCTGTTACTGAGGATGAGGTCTTTGTACGAAGCGCTGTAGGCGTGGCTAAGAAGATGAACCGCCCCTACGAATTATTTTTCTCAGAATCATCTAGCCTGTTCAATGAACTATCCGTAGGGACAGAGAACACAACCCTATGTTCCTCACCTCTCAAGGAAGTCTTGAGATACATCACCAGCAACGACACCCTAGCGATCGCATGGGATGACAGCGTAGAGGCACACATGGCTCTCCACTCTGTCGAGGACTTTGGCGTTGAGGCATGGAACGTTGACGGACCTTTAGAGCCAATCGTTGTAGCCAGTGGTGAGCCAGAGGATCTTTATGAGGAGATGCAGGAAGCCCTCTCCACTTTTATCGAAGTCTTTGCCGCCTACGTTGCCACCGAAGTCATTGAGACCATCGGCAAGACGGTAGAGCAGACCCTCCTAGAGCACATCCGAGGACACGTCGATCCCTTCGATGAGGACTAAGCCGTGGAGATCCCTTCCAAAGCCTATTCCTCCGATTTGACTGATTACCAGTTCCGACTCTTAGCCACCATGTGCCATTTAGCGGGCGCCAAAGGGGGTTTTAAGGCCTCTGTAGCCGAGTTGAGTACCCAGACTGGCAATCCAAGCGACAGCACTGTCAGAAGGGCCGTCAAAGCCCTCCAAGAACAGGGCTTCATTGCCGTGGACAAGACCCGTCGTGCCAACGGCTACCAAGGGATCAACAAGTACACGATCCAGACTGTCACCAGTGCTAGTCTGGAAGAGATCCAGACTGTCACCAGTGACCGCACCTCACTTGGTCATGTGACTATTGGTTCACGTAGCAGTATGGTAGATAAGCCATTAGTACCTAATAGCCAAGATAGTTATAAATTAAAAGATATTGGAAACAAGAATGTTTCCATGAAAGAAGTGCTAATACCTATGAGAAAATACCAGGATGATGGAGACGACCTCGCAGGCTTCGGACTCGTTGAAGAACGAGACGCACCACAACCAGCCATTCGCAAGTCCGACCCCAAAACCAGAGGTAAGAGACCAGAGCATGAGTGGAGTCCGATGGACGTTGCTGCTGAGTTTAGTTTCAGAGTTGGTCGCAAGTACCCGCTCCTACCAGGGACTGTCAATGTCAAACAACTCTCAGGCGCCCTTGCAAAGTTCAGAAAACAATACGACACCAACGCCCTGATCGAACTTGAACTCCTTCGCCTCTTCATGATGGACGAGCGGAACTTCCGTGACATCGGCGATGAGGCACCGCACCTCTACAAACTCTTCCTTGCATCCTTTGGCAAAAAGATGAACCAAGCACGAGAGAACCTTGGCTTGAACAAAGTTACAGCCCCAACAGAAACTGTGGTTAAGATGGGCACACTAACTGCCAGCGATGGGACTGTGTTCCAGAACTCACTCTCTGGTCGTGCACAACTAGAACGTCATGAGAAGAGGCTACAGAGCAAGTGAAGACAGTAATCGGTTACGCTATGGTTATATTCGGCACGTTAACAGGAACAAACTTAATTCTGGGAGGGATTAAAAAATGGCAAAGAAAGTAACATACAAGTTCACCGCAGATCTCACACTCAACTCAGAGCAGGCAGGCGGATGGCTTGCAGTGGTCTCTGTTGTTAATGAAGAGAACATTGCTCAGGCACTCTTTACAACTGCATGGAAGAACGCATCAGCAGGTAAGCGTTATATCAAGCGCATGGTGCAGGAACTCACACCTCGCAAGAGTGTGAAGTTGGTTGCTGGTGAGGTTCTTGATGCAAAGGGCAAGCCAACATCATTTGCTGGCGAACTATCTTTCAAGGCATAGATGTACGACATCAATACGCTTTCGTCTTTGAAGCGACACTGGTTACTTCGCACTGCGAATATCCCTCGTCGCTTCTTAGGCCTTGAGCCATCGGATGTTGCTGAGAGAGCAGGAGAGTTTCCACCTGCTGTCGCTAACTGGATTGACGATGCCCTCAGTGGTCAAGTCATCAAGGGCATAGGCAACATCGGAGTCAACGGTGTTGGTCTTCTCTTTGATGGCGGTCCAGGAATCGGTAAAACAACTCACGCAGTCATTGCTGCTATGGAGTTTGTTCGTCGTCTTCCAGACGATGATGCAGAGGCTGCAAAGGTCTTAGGGCTTAACGTCACCGAGTATGGTTTGGGCTGTCGTCCGATCTACTACATGACCTACCCAGAGTTTTTGTCTAGAAAGAAGTCGACCTTCGACGCAGACCCCGAAGACAAACGCAATATGGTTTATGAGTTGGATGGACTTCACGGGCGGTCGAAGTTCGACTGGCTTAATGTTCGCATACTGGTCATCGATGATCTTGGTAAAGAGTACGGATCTAAATATGATGATACATCGTTTGATGAGATCCTGCGATTGCGTTATGACAAGGGGCTACCCACCATCGTCACGACTAATGTTAGGTTAGAAAACTGGGAAGCACAGTACAAAGAAGCGATGGCAAGTTTCGCCCACGAAGCATTCGTCCGAGTACCTATCATTGGTTCTGACCTACGAGGTGCGCAATGAAAGGAATGAGCATGGAATCTCCTTGGAGAACCGTCCAGTTGTTTATCTCCTCTCAATACGCTGGTATTTTTGAGGTAGAGGTCGATACTGAAACACACGACATCCGCTGCACCTGTCCTGTATGGAATAAGAATGGCTCTTGTAAGCACACTTCTTTTGTAAACCAGAAGATGAAGTACAACAACGGTCACTACTCCATCAAGATCCCAGAGGATATCCCTGAAGACTTAGTGCAGGAAGCAATAGATGACCCTGCTGCTTTCCGTAACCTCATCATTAAATACAATAAAGTAGAAGTACTGTGAAAGGCGGGGACATTTCTAATGTCTCCTCTCCCCAAGTCATCTGCGTAACAGATGTTGTTATCGGATTAAAGACCGAAGAAGAGAAGAAGTTTCTGTCTCGTCGTTCCACCGTTCTTATTGGCGATGTTGACATGCTCAATGCAAACAAGTTGTGGGTACTCTCCAACAACTACGGCATCTCTTTAGAGTTGGCTGGCTTTGCATCAGAGGGTTGGTCAGAAGAGTTGCTCGATAAGACGTTCGAGAAACTTGAGCGTCGAGTAGTTAACCCATTTAACTACTGGCAGTTGTATGAGGATGCCCAAGAGTTGGTTGGGACTCTTCCATATCGTGCTAATCTAAAGGGAGTGATCGATGTCCCAGGCCGTGTAGCCATGTATGGATCAGCAGGAGTAGAACTAAACAATTTGTAATAGGGGGAAACGTGGCGGCAGATAACGAACATCGCTTAGTAAGCAAGATCATTCGTGACAGGGACTTAATCCCTGCAATGGAACGTGGTGTCAAAGATGCTTGGTTTTTAGACGAGGATAACCGCAAGGTCTGGTCATTTGTACGCCAGCACTACGGTCAGTACAGTGAGGTTCCCACAGGTACCACTGTCAAAGATCACTACCCTAACTACAAGATTCTTGATGTAGAAGACTCTATTGATTATTTGCTTGACACAATGGTCGACTTCCGTCGTCGACTCCTCACACGTCAAGGTTTAGAAGATGCCGTAGAGCAGTTACAAGAGAACGATCATGAAGCCGCACTTCTCTCGATGGAGAAGACGATTTCTGTTGTCAATGAACAGGGCATCCAAGGCACTCATGAGGTTGACCTATCTAAGAACACAGAGCAACGCTATGCAGACTACCAAGCACTCCAGAACTCTACCTTCCTAGGCATTCCTACTGGCTTTGAGAAGATCGATGAAGCAACAGCAGGTCTACAAGGCGGTCAGTTAATCACTGTCATCGCTCCTCCTAAAACTGGTAAGTCTCAGATCGCATTACAGATTGCAATCAATGTTCACCGCTTAGGTAAGACTCCTATGTTCCAGTCCTTTGAGATGAACAACCACGAACAACAACAGCGTCACGATGCAATGCGTGCTCACGTATCACACGGAAGATTACGCCGTGGAAAGTTACTGAAGGAAGAAGAAGACCGCTATATCGACATGCTTAACACCATGGAGAAAGAACATCCCTTCCATCTAGTAGATGCCGTAAACGGAATCACAGTCTCAGCACTAGCAGCAAAGATTGAACAGACAAAGCCAGACATCGTATTTGTAGATGGTGTGTACCTGATGTTGGATGAGAACACTGGCGAGATGAACACGCCACAAGCGATTACTAATATCACTCGTGCTCTTAAGCGATTGTCTCAGCGCATTGATAAGCCTATTGTCATTACCACACAGACTTTGCTATGGAAGATGCGTGCTGGAAAAGTTACCGCAGACTCTATCGGTTACTCATCCTCGTTCTTCCAGGACTCAGATGTTATCTTGGGACTAGAGCCAGTAGAAGAAGACGAAGAGATTCGTTTGCTTAAGATTGTTCAGTCCCGTAACTGTCCTCCAAGTGAGACTGCCATTACATGGCGTTGGGAGACAGGCTGCTTCCACGATGAGTCAGAGATGACCAAGTGCAAGTATTGTTCGACTTGGATGGTGCGATGATTGATGTCGAAAAGGTTCTTCTTAATCTAGACATTCAACTCGTTGCACAACGGGGAGAAGAGGTGCAGGGCTACTGCCCAATGCACAAAGCCAGAACTGGAAAAGAAGATAACAATCCTTCTTGGTGGATCAACGGCGAGACAGGTGCGCACATCTGTTTCTCCTGTGGTTACAAGGGAAATGTTTACACCCTTGTCTGCGACCTCAAGGGCATCGATTACTTTGATGCTAGAGATTACGTCAACCAGCAAGCCGATGTTCCCCTTGACGCTTTGATGCGTCGCATTCAAGAACTGCCCCACTACATTGCTCCATCAGAAGATGCGATCGGTATGAGTGAGGCACGCCTTGCTGTCTTTACCACGCCCCCTATTAAGAACTTAAAGGGCAGGGCGCTTACACCTGCAGCAGCAGAGCACCATGGAGTGCTTTGGGACCCTAAGACCCTTGTATGGATACTTCCTATCCGTGACCCAGAGACCTTTGAACTATGGGGCTGGCAGGAGAAGGGTTCTACTGGTCGCTTCTTTAAGAACCAGCCAGCAGGAATTAAGAAGTCAAAGACAGTCTTCGGCGTAGAGAAGATGGCAACAGACATCCTTGTTGTTGTTGAGTCACCTCTTGATGTTGTGCGTCTTGCAGTGGTCGGAGTTGAAGGCGCTATCGCAACATGCGGAGCAATCATTAGCGAAGATCAAGCAAAGATTATGCGCAGAGCAGAGAAGGTAATTGCGGCATTTGATAACGATGACGCTGGTAAGAAAGCCTCAGAACAATTGCGTGCTTACGCTCGCAAATACGGCATCGATCTTTCCTTCTTCAACTACGATGGGATCAACGCAAAAGACCCAGGAGATATGACGATGGAGCAAATCCATCAGGGCATTGAGCATGCAAAGAGTGCCGTATTAGGGAAGGCTGCCTACCTATGATGGACCTACGAGACAAAGATAACCCACTAGAGGTATGCGTTTGTGGCTCCTTGCTATGGGATGTTCAAGTTATGTTTGAAAACGGAGAGATCTCTTTGTATATGTTAGACATGAAGTGTGCGCTCTGCGGTTCATTAGCAACTGCCCCAACCCCCATCGACAATGTTTAAAGGAATTTTGAAACCATATCAGCCAGAGGCAGTAGCCAAAATGGTTGAACGTAAAAAGATGTTAGTAGCATATGAGATGGGCTTGGGCAAAACATGTATGACTATTGCCGCCATTGAAGGCCTTAGAGATGATGGCAAAGTAAAAGGTCCTGTGCTTGTTGTTGCGTTGTCTAGCCTTAAGTACCAGTGGGAAAAAGAAATCCAAAAGTTCTCCGATCAAGACACACAGGTCATTGATGGCAACAAGGTAAGAAGAAGCACAGACTATTACTTAGGATCAGCCAAAGAAGGCTACGTCATTACTAACTACGAGTCGATAGTCAATGACTGGGAGATCGTTAGCAAGATTAACTGGGGCGCCATAGTATGCGATGAAGCCACTGCTATTAAAGGCTTTCGTTCTAAGCGATCTAAGAAAGTAAAAGATCTATCTAAGAATATCCCTATCAGGTTTGCACTTACTGGAACACCCATTGAGAACGGTCGTCCAGAAGAGTTGTACAGCATCATGCAGTTTGTTGACCCGACTTTACTGGGTCGCTTTGATCTCTTTGATCAGACCTTTATCGTTCGTAACCATTTTGGTGGCGTACAAAGATATAGAAACCTTCCTATCTTCCATCAGAAAATGCAATCCTCTTCGGTTCGTAAGGTGCAGACAGACCCAGACGTTGCCCCATACCTACCAGATACCTTGCATAGAGATCCTTTATTTGTCTCACTGGATAAAGAAGGTAAGTATCTATACAACTACATAGCAGAGGAACTCACACAAGAGTTAGTGGAGGCATCACAACTGCTTGGTGCTGGGTTCTCGTTGTTTGCTCATTATGGTTTGGAACATAAGCCAGGAAGTCCTGCAGATATGATGCGTGGGTCTATCATGAGCAAGATCACCGCTCTTAGAATGCTATGTGATCATCCAGGGCTGTTGCATACCAGTGCTGAGTCTTTTGAAAAAGGATTAGGTGAGGGTAGTGCTTATGCATTCAGCCTCAAAGAACGTGGGCTAGTTAAAGCAAACATGAAGCAACCTAAACTGGAGGCGTTAAAAACCTATGTCAATGACCATCTAGATACAGATCCTGATGCCAAGGTAGTTATCTTCACTTCCTATGTTGGTATGTTGCCACGTATACAGGACTTGGTTGGTGGAACCCTGTACACAGGCAGTATGAATGCTAAAGAGAAAGAAAAAAGCAAACAAAAGTTTCTTATTGATCCCGAATGCCGTGTGTTTATCTCATCAGATGCTGGCGGGTATGGAGTTGACCTTCCAAACGCCAACCTCTTGGTAAACTACGACCTACCTTGGAGTGCTGGTCTATCAGTACAGAGGAATGGGCGCATTAAAAGAGCCTCTAGTCGTTGGCCTTCCATAACTATCCAAGACATGCTGATCCGAGATTCGATCGAAGAACGCCAGCATGATATGCTCCA